GTTAAGTTGTTAACACGCTTGGGAGTGCCTTTTTCCCAACCAGGTTGATCTTTAAATTGATATTTAAAGTCTTTAATCCTGTCTACTACATGATCCACTTCACTGCCAGTAAGAACATCCAATAACAAACTGCTCATAAATTCCTGCATAACAAGCGGAGTATCTGAACGTTTGAGATCCAAACCCATGGCTTTCATCTTGCCTAGTTTACCGTCTATGTCAAAACGCTGTCCTTCGTTGTCAATAACAAGTGCCGCATACCGCTTTTTAGTGATAAACAATCCTTTTAGTGCCACTACTTCTCTAGCACCCGCCATAATCTCGCCGTGTTTGCGAGTAGTATGGAATGCGGTTTCCATAAAGCTAGGGAATGTTTCGTTAACAGCCTCGCCTAGTTGATCATAAAGTTGGATACACTGTTCTTTACCCCAGTCCATCTTTCCGCTTTCTACATCATCTTTAATAACAGGCCATGCGCTGAAGTATACCGAGTCAGTGTCACCATAAACAATACAGTCGCCAGTGTGGTCATATTCGCCAGTTAGTAACTCATTAACTTTTGCACTCATATGTTTAGCAATAGCTCTGCCAGTTAGTGTAGTACTCTGCCCAATACGATGATCAAAGAATCTACATCCTGGATTAAGAATAGCACCATACAAACTGTTTAAGTTAATCTTCTTAACTAGTTGTCGCTTGTCCCAGAAGGCACGCTCTTCACCTTCACAAGTGCGCATCTTTGCTTGGATCTCTTGACGTTCTGTATACCAGCGTTCTAGTAGTCCAGGCACCACGCCTTTCTTTTCGTGCGTGAGGATTGTTCCGTTAGCAGTTAAGATCCAGGGCTTGTTACTATCAAAGATTAATCGCCATGTGTCTGCGGCACTCAGTGTGTCGTCACCACCTAGTTCCCAGTCAATAGTAATCTCCGTACCTACGTCCATATCCATAACGGCTTTGTATTCTAGCGTACCAAACATTCCTTCCCAAGCACCAGCAAATGTAGCACCGCTCTCCATTCTGCTTGCGATATGCTTCTCAGTCATGGACATCCTAAGTTGTCCAACAATAGTTTCTGGAGCCATATTTAACGAACGGATAATACTAGGATACAGACTGTTTAAATCGATACTGCCAACCCAGTCATGTAACCCACGTTTAGGAGTTGCAACATAAGCACCAGCCGCTCGTACACGTTCTTCGTCTCCGTGATGTTTTCTATTAGGAACAATCAATCCTTGCTCATGTGCTTCGTTAATAATTGCCTGCTCCGTCACAGCAACCGCACCCATTGTGGTAGCAAGTAGCACTGTGTTAGCATGTGCTAGTTCGTTACTTAAATCAATGAATCTGAGCTTCTTATCTAACTTGTCTAGCAGTGCAGTATCCTGCCTGTTATAGTCAATAAACTTTTTAAAGTCCTGGTTGTATAATTGATCCAGTGTGCCTTCGTATTGTACCTTGCGCTCATTAAGTTCATATTCACCAATAGCATCCAGTGCATAACTATGTCGCTCTTCATAAGTGTATTTGCGATACAGTTGCATATAGTCTAGATGCTGCCTGCCAATTAAATCATATGTGTTTTGTTCTGAGCCAAAGCGTTCAAATGTGCGCTTCTTGGGATATTGTCCAAACAAACAGAACTTACGAGTATCATCCTTGCTTAGTATACGGATAGTACGGTTAACAGTATACGGAATATCATATCCTTCGCTGTTCCATCCACTAAGAACGTCTGCGTCCTCAATAAGCTCTAGAAAGGTAGATAGCATCTCACCTTCTGTTTCAAACAAAAACGTATTGGAAAACTCGCTTACTAGATCCTTTGCAGATTCCATGCTTAAACTTTTGGGAGGAATTGCCAATGTAATCATTTGATCCATCCAGTTTAAGTATAAACTGATAGCAGTAATAGCATTAAAGGGGTCGTCTGGACTACTATATCCGCGCAGGGGATCAAAGTCTACCTCAATATCGAAAAAACAAGTTTGCAGTTTAGGAGCATCAACACCCAAGTAGTTATCTGCTAGACAACGGAACACTGGATTAAAGTCGCTTTCCCATAAAGAACCTCTGTCGTGCATCCGAACTTCTTTTTGGAACTCTTTACCGTGCTTTGTGCTGAATCGAGATACAGGATTGCCGTAGATAGTTTTAAATTTACCACGTGGATCGTTGTAGTAGAATGTATAGTTAGCAGGGAACTCTTTGTACTCCCTGCGTCCTTCTACACGTTCTACGGCATGGATCCTATCATGCTGTTTATCAAACCAAGCGTCGACATAGCTCATACAATTAATCCTACAATATATATTAATGTTAACATAATGTTAAGCCATAGTAAACTGTTTTCTCGCCACAGATATCCTACAGCAATCCATAGTGCATTGCCAACGATAAATGCCGCGTGATGCCAGTACCATTCAGGCACAAAACTGGCTAAACTTGCCGCTCCCACTAATACAATAGTAGCTAGCCAACTCAACCATTGGTGTGGTTTCTTTTCTTGACTCATAAAATCCCCCAGTAAAGCTGAATTAATGCTATTGAATACATCATAGTAAACCATCCGCATAACACTACAGCAAAGAATGCTTTTCGCAATACACATGCTATTGCTCCTAGAATACTTCCCAGGAGATATAAAGGTACAAACAGAGTAGTTGCTGGATCTAATACTGTAAAGGTTAAAATAGCACTTGCTATTATAAGCAAGGTTGTTTCAACCATCTCACAGTAAAAGGCCTTAGGACTAGCGTGATAGCTAGCCTTAATGAACTCTATTAGCCTACTACTGAAGTTTGCCAACGGTAGCCAAGATATTCTCGAGTTCCGCTAAATCTTCACTATGCTTGGAGAAGTCAGCCTTATATGCTGTTTTAACTGCTTTTTTAAGTACTGATGGTTTAATCTCGAACTCTTCTGCAACTGCTTTAACAGTATCATTGAGTCCTTCAGAAAGGTCATCAACTTCCTGCATTACAGTCATGCCTTCTTGAATTAAGTATGTAAGTTTTGCTTTTTGTTCTTGCGTAAAGACGCGATCGCCGTTGCTCATGTAAAATTCCTCTTGTTAAGTTTATAATGTATTATATACTACAATGTGTTGAACGTCAACCTTTAGGAAATGCTTCTTGGTAAGGAAAATCATATATTTCAAGTTTAGTTCTGTCAGTACGGTCAAGTTTATTCTTGAGTTTACGCTTTTTAAACTCTCCGATAGTTGCCTTTCCGGCTTGTGCTTTTTTCTTAGCCTTATTTAATTCTTTTTGGGTAGCGGCATCATATATAAACCTATACAGTCTGTCTTTCTTGTCGACCATGGCCCAGAGAGTAATCCATTTTTCGTTATCAAAGTTACCAGTAGTGTGGTGCTTGTATATAAACTTAGCTGGCTTTTCATGCATTGGAGATCCAATAAATTCTTTGTTAGTATCAAAACTTAACCAAATAGCAAAGAACACAACAGGGATAATTAGAAACTTCTGCCAAGAAGAGTTAACAAACATAGGAACCATACAGACTACCCCAGCAAACATCCAAATTGCAGCTAGTTGAGTAGTAGTAATGTTAAAATCAAACATTTATTCTGGTTCTCCTGGAGTAAATGGATCCTTGTATTGGGACATGTTAGATGCCTTGTTAACAATTAGATCAGTATTATCTAAATCTAGTTCAACTTCACCGTCATCTGTTATTGTAAATCCCAGAGCATGTTTTTCGTCTCCTGGGCCATTTAAAACCAGAGATTTAATTATTATCTCTCTGTATGGATTAAGTTGAATTAATTCAAACGTAACTGTTTCAGGATTTATAGTCTGGTCAACTCTTTTGGAAAACCAATGGCCAGTAACAGTTACTGATCTAGGAACCCTGCTTCGTATAGTTAATACTTCTCTGTTAGTCTCAAATTTAACCTTCTCACCGGTGGTTTTATTAAAAATTATATCGTTTTTATACCCCAAGTCATCTCTATCTAAATGCATAAGTCCTTTGTTTTTGTCACGAAAGCTAACAACATTATTTAAGTCATCTTGAACCCACATGTCTATATCTGTTGGGCTCTTTGGATCCCAGGTCATTACTACCATGTACTCAGCTTTGGGATCAAAGTCATGCTTTTTAGCTATTGGATTAATCAGCATAAAAGCCAGGATAAACATAAATGTAAACCCTACTAGTAGATTAAATAAGAGATCGATAAACCCGAAGCTACTCTTGTACTTCTGTTGTGCTGACATCCCAACTGTTCTCCAAAATAACCATTTGTGCTTTTATTAGGACTGAGCAAATTAATCCAATTAAAGTGGTACTGAGTGCAGTACTCATTCCAATGGCCATGTCTGCGATAGCTGCTTGAACGTTAGCGATATTTGTAACATCAAGGTTACTAAAGGCACTGCCTAGCATAAGCAAAAATCCTGCTACGGTGCCAATCATTCCTAGAGTAATCATAGCCTCACTAGAAAACCATACGTAATTGCTTAATGACTGTGCTTTTTTATCTTGGTAGTTTTTGCTAATATATCCAGTAAGCATTGTTGTTAATGCGAATACAACAAGTATAACCATGCTAATTTTAGTGATGTCAGCATCCCAAAGTGCTTGCCACCACCCTAGTTCGTTGGCAACTACACTAGCAAATACAATGCATGTTACTTGTACCCACCACTTTAAGAGGGTAATATTTTGTTTCGCCATTATGCTGATGCTATCCATGCCTCGAATGCTGCAATAGCTTCTGATTCAGTGCCATATGACCCTGCGTCAAGGATGGCTTCCTGAGTGTAAAATTCTTGGGGATAAAATTTATCGTTATGCTCAAATCCACCGTCTCTTTTCTTAAGATAGACCTGATAATCATTTTTGCGAGAGTCGCCAGTGTCATGCACTGTGTTTCCAAGTGCATATTCTTTGCCATTCTTTTCAGCTTTTTGTACAAGATCAAAGTCACGGTTAGCGACTAGTTCCATATCTACTGCTTCTAGCATATCTAGTGTTTGGCGTATTAAATTGGGTTGCATACTGGTATCCTCTAAGTTATGAATTACTAGGTATTTATCTAGTCAACTATTTCCTAATCACAAAAAAAGCCCACTAAGTGAGCCTTTTCTGTATCTTATGTGGTATATTAAGTATGTATTAGATTAAACCGTACTATACACAAAGACCTGCCCTTTGGCGCTAGTGTTACCAGGTGCACTAATAATTGCCATGCTGCCATTGATAGCAGTAGACGTACCAAACTGCCCACCGTTTATTGCCATGCTAGTAGTGTTTGGATTAACTATCTTTATAATATGATCACCTGTATTAGGACTGTACCAATCAACCGCTCCGGCGTTGGTTGCTGCTTCATCATCAACATGTCTAGATTGAATCGCTGCATTTGCTCCTACACTAGATCCGGTTGGATCATTAGCTGTTGAGTTACAACTTACAGAGTATACCTCAGCACCAGTATCAATTCTATTTGCTTGTATTTTTCCTTCGCCGAAGGAAACTATGAGGTTGCCTGTTATACCAACTGCTGATCCCATTTTTTGGTTGCCACCCATTGAGGAGCTAAGGGTGCGTACTGCTGTACCAGTAGTTGACCTGTGATAAACACTACCAACCCTAGAAAAGTCTCTAGGCGCACCTACTGCTGAAGCAGTAGGGCCCATTGCAACACTCCTGCCAAATTGATCCTGTTCAGTGGTGGTGCCACCTGCGTTTGGATTTCTAACTGTAGCTTGTAACACCCCACTCATGTTATAATAATAAGCTGAGCCCGAGTTAGTTCCGCCTGTGTCTTCATAAGCAACGCCAAGTACAAACGCACCTGCTGTATCGTCAACAGCAATCTGCATACCAAAATAATCACCAGCAGTTGACGGCGAAGGCATGTTCGCCGCATGATCGTAGCTACCATCCGAAGTTGCGATCATTTTATATCCACCCTTGCCAGAACTAGCTGAGGGCTGCCCGATAATTATCTTAGAATCGGTCATTGCCAAACTGTGTGGATCTTTTCCAAAGCCCTGCCCACTGCCATTAGTTGAATACGCTAAACTTCCATCTGATCTATTATAGACATAAATTATTCCGTTACCAGAATTTGCGCTTTTTGCCACGATTGCAAAATAACTATCTGATATTGCTACTGACGAACCGAAATAGTCGTTATTAGCCGCGCCGGTATACGTATATAGTAACCCGCCCACGTTGCTGCTTGATGACTGGAACGAACTTGGGGTTATACCGGCTTGACCAAAGAGTTGCATTGTATTATATTTCCTTTTTTAAATTAGGTATTGAGGTTATTGAATTACTAGGTATTTATCTAGTCAACTATTTCCTAATCACAAAAAAAGTCCACGAAGTGAGCCTTTTCTGTATCTTATGTGATATATTAAGTATGTATTAGATTAAACCGTACTATACACAAAGACCTGCCCTTTGGCGATAGAGTTACCAGGTGCACTAATAATTGCCATGCTGCCATTGATAGCAGTAGATGTACCAAATCGCCCACGTTGCTGCTTGATGACGCCGCTGAAAAAGAACTTGGGATAACTCCTGCTATAGTATTAAGATGCATTGTATTATATCACCTTTTTAGATATTATCCAAACAGATATGCAGGGTTATTATAACCATTGGTAGGTGAAATACCACCAAAAAAGCCATGACCTATTACAGAAGCAGAATCACTAATTGCCAGCGATTGCCCAAACCTGTCCACGACAGTACCACTGCCTGGTCTTTGGACAGTGGCTAATAAGGTTCCTGTGGTATTTTCAAAATAATGCACGACCCCTTGCCGATCAGTGCCGTCAACCTGTGTCGGCGATGAAATCATCGTAATTGTATCAGTCATCGCTATCTCCATGTCACCACGCCATCCGCTGGATGGGACGAATTCACGGAGGTAGTTTCCTGTAGAATTATCATATAAACGTGGGTTGTAAGTGCCGCCATCGAAACCGACGCACATATATGATGCCGACATACCTAATCTATACCCAAATCTTGCATTATTTTGCGTTATCGGAGTTCCTGAACTTCCTGCACTAGAAGGAGGGTCTATAGTACGTATAGAAGTGCCTGTGTTGCTATATACGTATACTCTGCCCGCATCACTTAAAGTACCAGGCCAACTCATATCTTGATACGG